ACTATTTTAATAAATAAAATAAAGGAATTACAGCAAAGAGCTTGTGATGAATCAATAAAGATAATAAATTACATAGAAAGTATAGATGATAGTTTAGTAAGACAGGTAATGTATCACAGACATGTATTATGTTTCAAATGGGGACAAGTAGCAAAGGCTATTGGCGGAAATAATACAGGAGATGGACTACGAATGATGTATAAAAGATACATAGAAGATCATAATTTATAAAAGTTGTTCGTTTTGTTCGCTTAATATGTGATAAAATGATATTGTAGGAAAGTGATTAGAACATTACCCTGTCAATCTGAAGCTTTATGTTTAGTACATAAAAGGCAAGTAGGAAAGATGGGGTGTGTGATGGTATTAATTAGGTGTTGAATTTCTGTGTCCTCCTAGTTTAATGCCATAGAATTGCGATAGTATCCTTTGGGAGCTATCTAAGAGAGTTGGATGAGTCTGGCTCTCTTTTATTATACGGAAGATTGGCAGAGTAGCGAATGCAGACGGTTGCTAACCGTTAGAACGAAAGTTCCAAAGGTGCAAGTCCTTTATCTTCCGCCAGAGGCTCACTTGTATTTGGGTGAGTATGTAGGGTGACTAGTCGCTAAAGTACACGGTGACAAAAGCCCTTTTTATATTGCGGGATAGAGCAAAGGAAGCTCGTCAGTCTCATAAGCTGAAGGCTGTGGGTTCGATTCCCACTCCTGCATCCATATAGAAGGTGATGTAATGAGAGGTAGTCTTATAGCAAAGGAAATAATGGATGATTTGAAAAGAGAAAAGGCTATGAAGAGAATGCTAGAAAAAAGAAAGAAAATGAAAGAGGGAATAAAGGATGAGCATCTCTCGGAGAATAAAGCAATTGTTATATGCGATAAATCAGAAGAATGATGTAAAGTATACAGTTATATACACATTAAAAATAGATGGCAAAAATGAAAGATATACCAGGGAGATTGATGTTATGAATAGACTGATGGAGATTTATAAAACAGGGTGATGAAGTATGGCGAAGCGATTAACAGATGAGCAAAAAAAATCAATAATAGCACATTATGTAGAATGTCAAAGTTATAGAGAGACCGCAAGAGCATTTGATGTTTCGAATAATACAGTGAAAAGAGTAGTAGAAAATAATGAAGAAATGTCACAAAAATGCACAGAAAAAAAAGAAGAAAACACCCGAAATGTTCTTCAAGAAATGTCTAAACGAAGTGAGCAAAAGATAAAAATACTAGATAAGATTTTAGAAAGAATAGATGAAAAATGTAGCGGACAAGATCCATTTACTAATGTTAAAGACTTAGCAACAGCATATGGAATCTTGATAGATAAAGATATCAAAATAGCAGAAGCACAAGCGAATCAAGGAGAAGAAATCAATGAAAAGATATTAATACCTGCAGAACATATAGCAAAATCTTTTGTTGATTTGAACAGAAAGTTAGATGGAAGTAGAAGTTATGATGTAATGCTACCAGGAGGAAGAGGAAGCTCGAAGTCATCTTATTGGGGCGAAAAGGTACCAGAATTATTAGAAAACAATCCGAATTGGTGTGCAATAGTTATTAGAAAGGTAGCAAATACATTAAATCAGTCTGTTAAGCCACAAATAGAATGGGGAATAGATAAATTAAGTGAAGTCAATTCAAAAATAAAAAGCGATTGGAATATACCTAAAAGTGGTCTGGATATTACAAAAAAATCGACTAACCAAAAGATATATTTAAGAGGAGCAGATGATCCAGGAAAAATAAAATCAATAAAACCTCCTCCAGGTAAATACATAGCCATAGTTGTTTACGAAGAATTTGACCAAATGAACGGAATGGAGGACGTTCGTAAAATAAATCAATCCGTTAAGCGTGGTGGAGATATATTTATAGAATTAGATGTATTTAATACACCAAAGAGCAAACAACATTTTGCAAATAAAGAATTATTAATACCTAAGAAAGACAGAATAATACTTCATACCACATATTTAGATGTGCCAGACGAATGGTTGGGACAGAAATTTATTGATGATGCAGAAGAATTAAAAAGAATTAATCCAAAGGCATATGACCATGAATATATGGGCGTTGCTGTTGGTGAAGGTGGAGCAGTATTTGATAATTTAGAGATAAGAGAAATAAGCGATGAAGAAATAGAAGGTTTTGATAGAATTTATAATGGAGTTGACTGGGGTTGGTTCCCTGATCCGTGGGCATTCAATAGAATGTATTTTGATATGGCAAGGAGAACTTTATATATTTTTGATGAAGATGAAGCAAACAAGAAAAGCAATAGGCAAACCGCAGATATATTAATGGAAAAGCACGGAATAACAAGCGCAGATTTGATAATTTGTGATAGTGCTGAAAAGAAATCCACCTCAGATTATAATGGTTTTGGTTTGTTCGCAAGAAATGCCGAGAAAGGTCCTGGTAGTGTGGAATATAGTATGAAATGGTTGGCGGGTTTATGCAAAATAGTAATAGATCCAGTAAGATGCCCTAAAACAACAACAGAATTTAATGATTATGAATACGAAAAAGATAAAGAAGGAAATGTTATTACAGGCTATCCAGATAAGGATAATCATCATATAGATGCTGTTAGATATGCCATGGAGCCAGTTTGGAGAAAGAGGGGGCAGTAATGTTTGAGAAAATTAAGAAATTCATAAAGGAAGTGATAAATAGAATGTTATCGAATGATAAAGTTAGTAAAGCGATAGGAGTTAGAGCGTGCCTTTCTTCAGATATGACTAAAAAGATTGAAGAATGGAGAGATATGTATAAAGGAAAAGCTCATTGGGTAGATAATGATGCGGTTTATTCTTTAAGGTTAGAACAAGGAATATGTAAAGAGTTTGCTAATGTAACACTTAACGAAATGACTGCAAAAGTAAGCAATGATAAGTTAAATAATATATTTGAGAGCGCTATCGAAAAGTTAAATGAGAACTTACAGTCAGGTTTGGCGGTAGGTTCTTTTATTATTAAGCCTTTGGGCGAAAACAAAGTTGAGTATATTACAGCGGATAAGTTTGTTCCAGTTGAATTTGATTCACAAGGCAGGTTAACTAAGGTTGTGTTTATAGCTACTAAAAAGATAGATGATAATAATGTTTATCACAGACTAGAATTTCACTCAGTAGATGCTCGAGGACTTACAATTATCAACAAAGCTTTCCACAGCAATAGTGAAACTGAACTGGGCAAAGAAGTTTCTTTGGAAAGTATTGAAGAATGGAGTAACCTGCATGAACAAGTAATTTATGCAGGTATGCTTAAACCTGATTTTGGCTATTACAGAAATCCTATTAAGAACGAAATAGATAATTCTTTCTGCGGAGTTTCTATTTTTGATAGTGCTATTAATTTGATAAAGAAAGCAGATACACAATTTGGTAGACTTGATTGGGAATATGAATCAGGAGAAAGAGCAGTACATGTAGATGTAACCGCATTACAGGCATCACCTATATTAGGAACAGACGGTAAAACAAAATATGTAATGCCTAAATTAAATAAACGCTTATATAGAGGAATGAATCTCGAGGGCAAGAACGGTGATTTATTAGAGGATTATTCACCAGAATTAAGAGATGCAAACTTTATTAATGGTTTAGAAGAATACAAGCGAGAAATAGAATTTAATGTAGGCTTAAGTTATGGAGATTTAAGCAATCCACAGTCGGTTGAAAAGACAGCCACAGAAGTTAAAGCAAGTAAAAAGAGAAAATACAATACAGTAAGCGCAATACAAAAGAATCTAAAAGAATGTTTAGAAGATCTAGTCTATGCACTAGCCTTCTATAATGCACTTACAACAACAGGATATGAATTCATATGTAATTTCAAAGATAGCATCTTAGTAGACGAAGAAACAGAAAGACAGCAAGATAGACAAGATGTGTCAATGGGAGTAATGTCCCACTTAGAATATAGAATGAAATGGTACGGGGAAGATGAAGAGACTGCGAAAAAAATGCTACCGCAACAAGCAGAAGTAATTGAATAGAGGTGATTAGATGTCACCACAGGAGTTAGAGAAAGTGCCTATTCGGTTTGAAAAGTTAATGAGCCAATTAGAAGAAAGAGTAATGTCTGATATAGTAAGACGAATAAAAATAAATGCAGAAATTACATCTTCAGCAGATTGGCAAATTAATAGATTAGTTGAGTTAGGTAAAAGCAAAGAGGAGATAAGAAAGTATCTTAAAGAAGCTTTGGATTTGTCTAATAAAGAGATAGATCAATTGTATGATGAAGTTCTTGAAAAAGAATATGTCAGAAACAAAGATGTATATAAATTGAAGGGCAAAGACTTTATTCCATTCGCACAGAATGACGAATTAAGGCAACTTATAGGAGCTACCCTTATACAGACTAAGGACCAGTTAAAAAACATCACACAAAGCACAGGATTTATTAAAATAGAGGGTGGTAAAAAGGTAAATATTCCACTTACTCAGTTTTATCAAGATACTTTAGACAATGCGATAATGGATATTGCTACTGGTACATTTGATTATAATACAGTATTAAAACGAGTAGTAAATGAAATGACTAATTCAGGACTTAGAACTATTGATTATGCAAGTGGCAGAGCTTATAGAGTTGAGTCAGCTGTAAGAACAGCAGTAATGACAGGAATAAGTCAAATAACAGGACATATATCTGAGCAGAATGCAAAAGACTTAGGAACAGAATATTTTGAAGTAACAGCACATGGAACAGCAAGACCGTCGCACCAACTATGGCAAGGTCGAGTATACGATATGAAAGGCTTGATTGAAATATGCGGTTATAAAACTGTTACAGGATTAAAAGGGGCTAATTGCCGACATGATTTTTATCCGTTTTTTCCTGAAATAGACGAAAGAACATACACAGACGAGGAATTAGAAGAATGGGCAAAAAGAGAGAATACACCTAAAGCATATAGGGATAAAGAATACACATCATATGAAGCAAGTCAAAAACAACGAAAAATGGAATTGCTTATGAGGAAACAAAGGCAAGATATTAAACTATTAAAGGAAGGTGGAGCAAATGAAAACGATGTAATTTCTGCGCAAGCAAGATATAGAGCTACAATGAATGAGTATGTAGAATTTAGTAAGACGATGGATTTACCACAGCAGATGGCTAGAGTGTATGGAGATGGATTAAAGAACATAGACAATGGTGGTAAGTTGAAAAACATTGTTAAAAATGATATAATACTTACCAAAGATGAAGAATATGCATTGAAGTCTTATATATCCTCTGAGAGTTATAAAATAAATGAAAAATTGAGAACGGATCTTGAATTAAACGATAGTGATAAAGCTTTTGTAAATAATTTAGATAGTTCTTTGGATAAAATGCCGAATTATAATGGACTGCTTAGGCGTTCTTTAGAATTAGATGATGAAAGGCTTGAAAAGTTTTTAATTGAACATCAAGTTGATACTGAGATTGAATATAAAGCTTATACATCCATGACAAGT